GAGATGTCCTTGCGGAAGATCATGGTGTTGTTCGTCACACGGACCGGACGAGTTGTGTTCGTGTAGTAGGCCCAGTCGTCGCCTTCCACCGCGACCGTGCCGCCCGTTCCGGTGGCCGTACTCGTAGCACCCAACGTGTCCGCCAGCCACTCGTGGACCACGTGCATCGCACGCACCTTCGGCGCCTGCGTGACCCAGGGCGTATCCCAGGGATCCACGTTGGTAATGAGGTCGAGAAGGTCTTCTCGGTTTGCGCCCGTCCCAGCCGCAAAACCGAATCCGTAGGTTCCAAAATTACCGGGGGCCGCCATCCTTGGCTCCTCCTAGTTAGGCGTCGGGAAACACTTCCTTGGGCAAGAGCTCGCCAATAGCCCGTCTCCAAAGCGGCGCCTCGTATCCCGCCTGAGCCAGCGTCACCAAGCGTTCCATTTCGTCCGCCTTGATGAAGCGACGAGCTTCCAGTTCATCTTCCGGCCTCGGTCTCGGCTCGGGCGATTGGCTCGTCGTCATCGTTCGTGCGTCCGCCTTCTGGCGCTTCGTCTCAGCGGCCTGGACTTGGGCTTCCGCCTTCATCTCCGTTTCCTGCTTTGCCGCTCCGTTACGCGTGTAGTGAAGCCACGCGTATTCCCGCGCCAGCGTGTAGTGGCCTGCTCGTTCCGCTTCCAGCACTTGGGACTTGAGTTCCGGCTTCGTCTCCAGCCACTGGCTGAGATCGTTGAACTTCTCCTTGTACTCCGGATACTTCGCGATGATCTGCTTGTCCGCCTCGATCCGCTCCTGAGCCGGTTTCACCGCCTCTTCGAGCATCTGGGTGAAGACCTGCTTCATGACGTTCTTAATCGGCTCGCTGGGAAGGCCCCACGTAGCCAGTTCGTCCGCCGGATCCTTCACTTCCGGCTTCGGCGGCTCCTGAAGTGCCGCAAGCTTCTGCTCTGCTTGCAAAAGCTTCGTTTGAACGTCTTGGACGGTGTTGAGGAGGCTCGTCAGCCCGGCTTCCGCCTCTTCCTTGGACTGGTACTTCTTCAGGTAGTCCAGTTCAGGCTGCCAAGCAGGTGCTTCCTTCGAAGGGGCCGGAGTGGTTCCGTCGCCTTCAGCGGCTTTGGGTTCCGCTTTCGGTGGCTCGTTCGGGGTCGCGAGCGGTTGACGCGCGCGCCAGACATCGCCACCTGTCTCCTGGAGAGCGGCTTCGCTGATCTGATCGAGCAGCGAAGCGGCTTTCCCTTCCGGAGATAAATCAGCCGATTCGGTCTTCTGAATCGCTTCTTGAGCTTCCGTGCTCATTGATGCCTCCAAACAGCGGTACGAACTCTTCTAGTTTCGTCTCCTTGTCTTGTATCGCTTCAGCGACCGCGCGGTTCATCTCCGCCTCGGGCCATCCAATGGCCCAACGGAGCGCCGCCACGTAGCCACGAATGTAGTCGTCCGGATACTGGTCCTTTCGGTCCCTGCTCGGGACGATGAGTCGATCATAGCACGCCTTCACTTGTTCGCTGATACGCTTTTTGTAAAGCCCCTCCCAAGCGGGTGCCAGAAGTAGGAACGAAAGCGCCTCATGTTCCGGCGAGAGCGGCACTAGCCCTCCGTCTGGCTCAAGATAGCCGAAAGGTCGGTCCCACCGCCTCCGGTCGTATTGTAGGGCGTCCCCATAGGCGTACTGGTCGGCTGCTGCTGGGCTTGGCCCTTCGCCGCTTGCATCATTTGCTGCATCTGTTCCGGCGTGTTCAGGATCTCGTTCAGGTTGGCGATCTCGAACTCCCGAAGCGTATCCCGGAAGAAGTTGATCCAGTTGACCGCCGCCGCAATCTGCGGGTTCTGGGACATGGCCTGGATCAAGAAGATGAGGGTCTGCTGTCTCTGGCTACGGGCCAGCCGGGTCAGGCTGCCGACCGCATGGGCCTCGTAGTTCGCCACCAGATCCCACCCTTCGACCATCTGGCGCGTCATCTGGATCGGCTGGCCGGTCACGGGATCCTTTGTGGCGTTGTCGCCCAGGATGAAGACCTCTCTTGCTTCCTCTAGGAACTGCCGGTTCAGGTCCACGAACGTATCGGCCAGAGGCTCTAGGAACGTCTCCTCGAAGAGCCTGCTTTCCATCATAAGACGGGTGGCAACAGCTTCGGATCTCCCCAAGAATTCCCGTGCCGTTTGTCGGCCGCCGCCGCCACCCATGATCGTGTCTTCGATGATTCCGCTTCCCTGCTGCATCCAACGCCAAGCCGATTCCGTCATCTGAGAGCCGAACTGGATCCCCTGGAGATTCGGCTGCATCGGGCTCACCATCTCGTTCGGGTTGCCGTCCATCTCAATGAACTTGCCCGGCCGAAGGAACAGGTTCCTCGTGTCGAGCCCTGAGTTCTGATTGATGAAGAAGATCGGATCAATGAAGATCTCCAAGGCGTCGAGCTGCTGGTTCGTAAAGCGATTGGCCAGCACTTGGAGCTTCTTGGCCACCTCGGCCTTGCCCGGAGCGAAGAAGAAGTGGGGATCGTACATCGGAGAGAAGGCCAGAAGCGGCTTCTTGCCATTCCAGAAGGGGTTCGGCCGGTTCCTCAGAACGAACGTACCGTTCGCCACGGTGATGACCCGGTGCGGCAAGCCGTCCGGAGCTAGCTCATCGGGGATCTTGCCCCACATGGTAATCATCTTCACGGGCCGCGCGTAGCGTTCCCGCTGCCTTCCGTCGGTCTCCATCTGGGTCCGAGCCTGGGTTCTCCAGCCCTTATAGTCCTGGACATCGAGCTCGGTCGTTGAAGACGCCTCGGATTGGAGCCGGGAGACCTCGGCCGGGTCAAAAAAGTAGCCCCCGCCCATCTCCATCTGAGAAAGAGCCCGCACTTCGTCGAAATCCATGTAGTCCACTTCGCAGAACCATTGCATTTCGTCGATATTGCGGTACCCCGGCTGCGGGAAGCAGTCCAGAAGGTCTTTCACCACGAAATTCGGGCCGTCGAAGATCGTAATGCGCTTCTTATCGACGATTTTCATTATCTCGCCGGACAAAGGCATCCGATCATAGCGTTCGACCCGCATATCCTGCTCTCGATGGTCCCAACCCCACCGAATGACAGCCGTTCCGTAGAGATCGGCCGTCAAAAAGACCTCATACGCCTTCTTGAAGATGCCCAAGTCCTTCATTTGGGCATGAATCAGGGCCTCGCGCTTCCGTGCCACAGGCGCATCGTCCGGCCCATAGCCCACGAAGCTCACAAAGGGCAGCGTCCCAAAGGAAGTCTGCACTTTGCGGGCGACATCCGACTGGATCGTCGAGAAAATGAGGGGAATATGGATGTTATTCTTGTGCGGCGAGAACCTACCGGTCTGAACGCCCCGATAGAGGTCGTAAAGCTGGGGCAATTCGCGCCGCACCCCCGTGTAGTAGTTCTCGGAATGCTGCTTCCGAGCGATCACGAGGTTCGCGATCTGCTGTTTGTTGGCCTCTGGCGTCCCTGCCAGTCGAACGTCCGTCAATACGTCGGCCATTTATGGGGTTCCACCTTGCAGTTTGAGCCATTCTGGCAACTTGAGGTAGAGCGCTTCTCCATCTTTGTCCAAGATGTAGCCGTTCCTTCGGCAAAAGGTCAGAAGATCGCGGGTTAAGAGCACGTCTCTGAGGCAATAGTTGGCTAGTTGAGCCCACTTTCCGTCTCGGAGGAGCTTTGGAGCGTCGCTACCAACTCCGATCTTGCCTCGTTGAATGGTGTTTCGCGATAGAGCATCAAGCCCGTTACCCTTCCAAGCTTTTCCCAAGCGGTCCAGTTGATCCCTGGCAAGTTCGAAAAGGTCCACGTGAGACTGTAGGGAGATCTTCCGTCCCGTTGCGGCCTGAAGGACGTGGAGATCAAACCCGGTACCGTTAAAGGATACCGCTGCGGATGCCGACTCCAGTATTTGACAAGCCTCCGGTGCTGTCGTTTCGTCAAAAAAATGCGGTGACTCGTCCTCAGAATCCCATAGACAGAGAATTCCGATGCCCCCATGCGTCTTCGCTCCTTCCCAGCCTCCGATGGCATCCAGGTCGTTCTTGATCTCCAGATCGAAGTAGACAATACGGCGCGTTTCATAGGGCGGTCTTGGGAAACCGGCGGGTACCGTAAGCGGCAGAACGGGTACTGTCGCTAGGTCTGAGTCGGGGGGCTTCGGCAGACCTGTGGATGCGGTCCCCGCCACGAGGTCATCGATGATCTTCTTGTAGGCGTCGTCCATCCATGGACTCCTTCTGGCCAATAACGGTAGAGCGTTACTCTTTAGTCGTCAATGCCTTTTGTCCACTCGACCATCTGACCGTCCCGTTCCGTAAAGAACTTGTCCACCCAGGCGCCATGACTCAAGTCGTAATACTTGACCGCCTGCTCGTTCGTTATCCGGCGGCCAAGTATGTCGTCCCCTGGCTGAACTGGATAGGCACCGTGATCCTGGTCTCGGTCCTTCGCAGGGTTCAGCATCGGCCGATAGACCTCTGGAGCGAACACGTCAGCCGCCGCATCAGCCCAGTCATCGTGCGCCGAGACCCCGAGCCGCACCATCTGAGAGATGACCCGATGCGCCCCCGGCGCCCCCCTCACGAGCCGGACATGGCCATCGACCCAGAAGCTCGCCGCCTCCCGAAGCCGGATCTCTTTTCTCATCCTAGCCCGGCTCAACGTCAAAAAGGGCGGCATGACGAGCCCAGCACCTCGAAACGCCGAAGTGAGAACAATGTCCCATGACCCGGATTTGCCGCCCATTTCCCTCTCGTCCGTGATGAGCCGGATCCGCTTCCCCAGTCTCTTGTAGGACTGGCAGAGCTTCACCAGTTCGTCCGTGAACTGCTCAATCCGCCAGAGGTTATTGCCATAGCCCTCAATGTAATAGACATCGCCATTGCCCCTGGGGTCATGCCCGAACACAACGATCACCGACTCATCCCCCCTACCCATGCGGGTGATCGTCTTGAAGGCCGTATCCAAATGGATTGTGTATTGCATGTAGCTCGGCAGATCCTGCTTGTCGATCCAGCACTGGTCGATCTGCTCCATCGTCAATGCCATGTGCTCGCCCGAGCCGGGATCGTTCATCATCTGGGCGGCAAACTCGATCGGCCGAGTCCGTTCGTAGCTTCGGAGCTCTTCCGTCGGCCACATCTCGGGAAAGGTCGTCTCCCCCTGATTGTCGAACGCCTGAAGGAAGTAGACATCCCACTCCCCTTCAGGTCTCGGCATCAGCTTCTCCTCAGGGCATTGCATGCCGGTCCAAGAGCGAACGCCTTCCGAGGGGAGATATGTCCCTACGGCGTCGTTGTCCCGGTACCGCGTGCAGACCAGCATGAAGAAGCTGTCCGTCCTGAAGGCCGGTCTCAGAGCCGCCATCGCCGTATTGACCGCCGCAATCCAGGCGCCCGATTCCTTCAGCTTCTCCTCGGAAATAGGATCATCAAAGACGCCCCAGTCCGGATGAGCCCCCGTGATGCCCTGCTCGACACCCCAGGTGTCTAAGCTCGCCTCGGATCTTCCCATCTGGCTTCGTGCCGCATGAACCACCATCCGGTTGGTCCACAGCCGTTCCGGGGAGAACCAGTTCCCGTAGAGATACGAAAACCGACTGAACGGGTCGCTTCCGTCCAAGACGGCCTTCATGGGCCGGAGGAAGTCCACGGCCTTCTCCGTCGTCTCAGACCCAATGAAGCTCGATAGATCGGGATTTCTGATTTGCGCCCAGAGGGTGAGCGCCTTCGTCGCAATGACGGTCTTCCCATAGCTACGCGGCAGAACCAGGGCCAACTTCAGCCGCTTCTTCTGGCCTGTTCTCCGCCTTTCTTCCCACTCTTCGACCTTGCCCTGAAGCCAGTCACAGAGCGGCTTATGGAGCCGTTCCGTCAGCCACCGCTCGTGCGGGTTCGCCTCCATGAAGAAGTGGGCTCCCCAGGCAATCTGAAGAAACCACCAGAAGCTCTTCCGACACAGATCGGCCCACAAGAGTCGTTCCGACTCCGTGGGCCATAGGTCGAGATCGGGCTTTGCTAATTGCGGGCCGTAAAGCTCTACCGGCTCGGGAGAGGATCTGGGAGCATCCATGCGAACCTCTCGGGCGTCCATGCCCTAAGTCCGTAGCCGAAAACCTCTAGGTTGGAAGACGGAACCAGGAACCGCTGAAGCGCGAAGAACTCGATCTCCAGATGAACCCACCAGTCGTCAGTCGGCATAGAACGGCTCGTCTACGTACTCGTACGGCTCGACTTCTTGGGTGCGACAGATCTCGTCGAGCGCTGCCCAGAGCTTGGCCGCTAAGGGATCGTTCGCCCGTTTGAGCTCGACCCACACGTCAAAGATGGGCTCTAGTAGCTTCCGGTCCATCGCGTCTCCATTAGGGCGCCCCC